AATTCATAAAATCATTCAACACACATGCACACACATTCAAAGAGGGGGGTGGGGGGAAAAACTTGACACGCTAGAATCAATGCGTGCCATTGGTACGGAGCAAAATGCCGCGATTAAAGCTAGCGTTGGGGCATTGTCTCTGTTAGCCGATATGCTTGCTGACGATCGTTTTTCATTCTATAAGGGCACGACACCCATTAATGAAAAAGTGCCCAAGGAATTCAATGCCGCATTGCGTGAGAAAATCAGCGAATATCTGAAACCCGCATTTATTGCCGATAAAATCGCAAAGGGTGCAAAGCCCGCCACGGCTGAGAATCAATGGCAAATATTTGCGGGCGGTTTAAACACGGGCAGTTTTTCCAATGCTAAAACTTGGGCGTCAAAATTCTTTTGTCAGCTTGGCAAAACGCCCGCCCTTGAAAATGGCAAATTGCTACCATTGCGGGCAATTATCAAAATGCTTGAAAATGCAAAACTGCCAAGCGAAGCGGGCGAAGGCATTGCGGGCAAATTGATCAAAATTGCAAGTGAATTAGAATCACGCACCGAAAAAACCGAACTAGGCGATTATGCGTCAGCCATTGCCGCATTGAAATCAATGCTTGCTACATTCGAAGGTTTACATTCTGAATCGCTAGAGCGACTCACCCAAGCCATTGGAAACACGAACATTGCACAATTTGCAAGTGATGCTATTGCCAAAGCAAGCGAGACGCCAAGCATTGAATCATTAGAAGCGCAATATTTGAACGGGCAATTATCAGACACCGATTATGCCCTCAAAATGCTAACATTCCACAATGTGCAAATTGAATTTGACGAATCGCCCATGTAATAACCCTTGCAATAATTAAGCCCGCCATGTGCGGGCTTTTTTTGTTGCTTTTTTTTGTCTCAAAATTCCTAACGTTAGGATTTATTATGCGAGCAAATTCAGTAGGTGTAGGGTCGATCAACCCTAAAGGGTCTATCAACAAGGTCGATCAACTGCCCTGCGACTGCGGTAATGACATTGCCTTGGCACGTTTCCAACTTGGTTATCGGCAATGCCTATCGTGTGGCGAAAAAACTGCACAAAAGCGTAAATTCACAGTTGCACCTATGCCCAAAAGTAACTACATATTGATCACCGATCTGTCTTTATTGAAGGGCTTAAACAATTCTCATAAGGGAGGTGTGGCATGACACATCAAGAAGTCAAAGCCTTGGCGAATAACAGACCAATCCCGCCTTGGATAATGAAGTTGGTCAATGATGCTATTGCTGTTGCTAAAGCAAGGGGTGAAGCATGAATCCATACAAAGTCGGTGATGTGGTTATCTGTGCGGTAGATGATGATTATCTAACGTTAGGAAAACACTACACAATCACCCATGTGTACTCGCATACTGTTCGTTTAGCCGATACCCCGTTCGATTGGTATTGGCATAGATTTGTGTCAACTAAAGGAGAAATCGCATGATAACATTCATTCCTGTTTACATTAAACGTAGCCGATTTGTCGGTAAGTCCTTTCATTACACGTTATTTGCGCGTAACGCGCCCCGCGCATGGAGCAGTTTCAAATATGGATTATAAAGACGATGTGATTTATTGGCTCGGCTTCATTGCCGTTCTTGTTATTTGGATGATTATTTAAGGGGATTGTATGTCTAACGTTTGTCCTGAATGTGGTGAGTACACCATCTGTGGCATTTGCCAACAACTCTTTGATGAGGAGGCATTTGTGTTGGCTCTTGAGAATGACATTGAACAGCTAGCAATGGCTGAGCTTGCGAAGATTAACATTAGTTCGGGTGAAGATGTATGTTTAGTGTAGAGTGGATGCCTCGTGTTGAGAATGTGTCTGGTAGAACTGGGGTAATTTACAAACAATTCCCCAACGAGCAAAAACCTACCCGTGTCTGTCATGTGCAGACATGGGGTATGGGTAGTTGTGCCGTTGCCACATTACAACAATGGGGATATTGGTGTCGTGTAGAATTGAATGAGGTCGATCAATTCTTCGACTGGCTGTGTGACAAGATCGACACTGACTGGCAACCCGCTGAGTTCTATTTCATGTTTAGCTCGTCACAAACCAAGAAGGAGTTTAAACACATTGTCCGTCATCCTAACATTAAACTGCGAGATAAATTTGAAAACAAATCTCATGGACCTAACAAGGTACAACTCTATCGTTACAGCAAAGCCTGTGACTTTAAGCGCATTGTAAACAAGAAAGGCTAGGTATGAATAACATTGTAAGCATATATCACATTCGTGATGCGTATGATCATTCGTTAGGCTATCATGTACATAACACGTACACAGATATACACGAAGAGACCATCAAAGAAATTATCGATAAGCAAGCGCGTTACATGAAAGGTAACGAGCTCGGTGGTTATTGGGTGCAGGTCATCACCTATACTGTGGGTGGTGAGTATACTGTTGTAGACCACATCAAAACTGTGCCACAGAAAACCCGCATCGAGCTTAACGTGAGGGCTAAGGGCGGTAAGCGCAAGTCTATTGATGAAGCAATGAAAGCATTGCAAGCAGGCATTGCCGTTAATCCCTTTCCAGTAGCACAAGCAGCAGCACATGAGTTCAACTGGCAGGGTGGTGTTGATATTGTGTTAGAAGAAGAAGAGGAAAACAATTGATTACTCAAACCTATCTAGCCAGAGCTAAGGCAGAGGAAGCGGTTACACCCTTCTTGCTTACCCATGTACCCAAACACTTCACTGCGTTTGAGATACACCAAGCCACTGCGCGTGGTATTACGCCAGAGGAATTCGTGCGCCGCAATAACATTGTGCAAGGGTTAGCCTCCAAAGTACCCATGCGACCAGGTGACACCGCATACCCTGATAATAAAAGCGGTTATCAGAAGTATGGTGCGTGTCTAGTTATCGGTGTGTGCCGTTCATACAAAGACTTTGCGTTTGATGACGCTTGGCCTGATAATGACTGCCCCATGATTGTAACCTTTGCCCCGCTTAACGATAGGAACTCACACATCCATTGCACATACCACTACCTTGTACATAAGAACCCACATCTCGTAACTTGTTAAGGTCGATCAACATGACAACAATCGCGTATTCGCCGTGGGGTAACGGCAGTTCAATCTATCCCTTCGATGCAGTCTTTGACAATGCAGTTAATGCATACGAGAAAGGCTTTAAGAATGTGGATGCTTTCCTGTTATGGGGTGGCACTGACATTCATCCTAGCTTTTATGATGCTCAACCACATCGTCACAATCAAGCGCCAGCTATGCCCTCACAACGTGATGTGTGGGAATGGCAAGCCATGAAGCATTGCAAAGCCAATGGTATTCCAATCATTGGTGTGTGTCGTGGCGCACAGTTTATGTGTGCGTTTGCTGGTGGTAAGCTGATTCAGCACGTCACTGGTCATGACACGGGTGGTCACAAAGTTGTGACTGCTGACGGTGAAATGTTCTATGTCACATCAGCACATCATCAGATGCTTGACCTAGCAGGCACAGATCATGAGCTTATTGCGTGGGCGCCGAGTAACCTAAGTGCTGTTTACTATGGTGAGAAAAGCGAGACACCTGAGACAGTGAGCAAAGCTATGTCTAAGGATGTATTTAGGGAGCCTGAGATTGTATTCTTTCCTGAGTTTAAGGGCTTGGCTATTCAGGGTCATCCTGAGTGGTCAGAGATTGGTAGTGACTTCGTCAACAAGACCAATGAACTGGTCGTAGATTATTTGTTCAACAAGGAGTGGTAAAATGCGTTTAGGTACTGATCCAGAAGTTTTCTTGCAAGACGCCAAAGGCAATCCCGTATCTGTTATTGGCTACATCAATGCTGATAAATGGAATCCCATGCAGATTCCTGACATGCCCGAAGGCTACACATTACAGGAAGACAATGTCTCCCTTGAGTATGGTGTGCCTCCCTCTGCTAGTGCAGACGAGTTTGTTGAACACATCAACGCAGTCATGGAGAAGTCTAAGGAATATCTGCCTAACCTTAGTTTCTCTAAGTTGTCTTGCATCATCTTTCCTAAGAGTCAGATGAATCATCCAATGGCACACATCTTCGGTTGTGAGCCTGACTTCTGTGCTTGGACTAAGGATGTCAACAAGAAGCCTGAGCCTCCACATCCCTTGATGCGTAGTGCTGGCGGTCATGTCCATGTCGAGACAAACAAGGATGCCCTTGCTGTTATCAAGTCTATGGACTTATTCCTAGGCGTACCATCTGTACTGATGGATGACGGTGAGATGCGTAAACAATTGTACGGTAAGGCTGGCGCATTCCGCGCTAAGAGTTATGGCGTCGAGTATCGTACACTCTCTAACTTCTGGATTTTTAAGAATGAACTCATTCGATGGGTATGGAATAATACTCAACGTGCGGTGGATGCTGTGGATGTTATCGATGTGGATGCATTGTCGGAGCGCATTCAACGGTCGATCAACAACAACGACAAAGCAGAAGCCCAAGCTCTGGTCAACGAGTATAACTTGGAGGTAATCCATGCAGTTTAACAGTCATAACTGGGAAGATATTCAGCGTTATTATCGCCACACATACATTAAGTTCAAAGAAACAGGCGACACGCTGTTCTATGTTCGTGATGTTCGCCCCGACAAAGTAACGGGTACTGATCAAGACGGTACAGAGTTTGCTCTGCATCTGAACTATGATGACCCCTATGAAGTCGATTACATTCTTCCTAACAAGAGTTACTTCCAATATGCAAAACGTGCTTGTATGCTTCAACGCATTCCTGCTAAACAATATCGCCGCGGTATCTGTGCTGATAACGTGCGTATTACAGGCTTATCCAAGACTGGCGGCATAGTTGCTATTGACGTAACCTTTGACACCCTCAAAGCGTTTGTCAGTAAGCAAGCGTTCCCTAGCCTAAACACTGTGCTAATGCAGAAGCAAAAGCCTTTGTCTGTTGCTCTGTCTCCGCGCTTTGCGTTTGTGCCAGTAGGCGGCTTTCTGTTCTGCGACCAGACGTGTGTAGCTCAGGTCGACACTAAGACTAAGAAAGTCACTGTCTTGCATAACATCTTTATGCCTGAGATTAAGCAATTCATTGAAGGCACTAACCTGGAGTTTGTAAATGGCTAATATCCAACAAGAATATGGCTTGCGTAGGTACGAAAGTCTAGACGAAGTTAACTTCTTCATTGCAGGCATTGAGTGCGAGATAGAGTCTGTTGAACCTGACCAATCGTTTGACAACTTCACGTCAACACATGACGGTAGTTTACGCAATGACGGTATAGAGTTTATCTCTAGACCGCTAGATCGTGGTGTATTGCTGAATAGCTTTCGCAATCTACATGCTAACATTCAGTTGTATGAACCTGAACAGGCGTTCTCTTCACGTACATCTACCCATGTACACGTCAACTGTCGTACTCTGACACCCGATCAGACTAAGCAATTAGTCTTGTTTTATGCGCTGTTCGAGGACTTCTTCTTTGCAATGGTCAACAAAGATCGCCGTGGTAACATCCATTGTGTTCCCTTGACCGAGACATTCTTGCCTAACATCTACAAGTATGATCTAACTCGTTACATCCAAAGCTGGCACAAATATACTGCTCTGAATGTATTGCCATTGGGTAAGCTAGGTAGTATTGAGTTTCGTCATTTGCAGGGCACTAGGGACGATCAACTTCTCGGCGAATGGCTTTTGACTCTCGACAATCTATGGCATCTTAGCCAACGTGAACACATCACCGCCGAAACATTAGCCGATGAAGCTAAACTTAAGCAGTGGTGGCTATCCTTGTTTGCTCATAGCCCCCGCATCATGGCTCTTGAGCCTGCGTTTAACAACGTCATCCAGAACAGTCTGCTTGACGTTAAGTTTGCTTTTGTTTAAGGACTCATTATGTGTGGTATTGTTGGTGTAGTTATCAAAGCCAAAACAGGCTTAATTAAACAACAGGAAGATTGCTTCTATCAGATGCTCTATGCAGATGTATTACGTGGCAATGACTCAACAGGCGTTATCGGTGTCGAACAGGACTCGACATTTCATATCGCTAAGGAAGCTATCTCAGCCGAGTGGTTCATCTCTCAGCTAGATAATGATCCTATCTCTAGCGCCATGTGGCGTGATGGTAAGGCTTACATCGGTCACAACCGCAAGTCTACAATCGGTAAGACAACCGACGAGAATGCCCATCCGTTCGTAGTTAACGACGAGTTTGCTATGGTACACAACGGCACATTGTTTGGTCACAGACAGCTAGCTGACACCACTGTTGACAGCGAAGCACTTACCATTCACTTGCACAAAGCGTTTGAGAAGACTGACTATCTTGACGATGTGAACGAAGCGTTAGGCAAAGTCAACGGCGCATATGCCGTGGCTATGTATGACCAGCGTAGTCACATGGTGCGTATCTTGCGTAACAAGGATCGCCCGTTGTGCTATGTAGAAACCAGCAACGCATGGTATTTTGCCAGCGAGGGTGGTATGCTATACTGGATTCTTACACGCAATGGCTATGGTGCTAAGGACATTGACATCAAAATGGTGCCTGAGCATGAGCTTATCTCGTTTGACTTGTCCAACAACACAGTCATTCAGGAGCAGCTTACACCAAAAAAGCTTATAACCCCTATGCCTGCGCCTACGGGTGGGGTGAAGACGAAGTATACGGGGGGTACTTCTAACATCTTCGATATTGGACTGAGCAAGAACGCTTACAAACGATTTCGCAAAAACCTCATCGGTCGCAAAGTCGAATGGTGGTGTGAGGACTTTGTTGAAACAAACTTTCCAAAGACTTTTGACGATGGTGAAACTGCGGTAAGCCTGATGGGTGTGTGTGATGAGTTTACCATTGATCACATGATTCGTGCAGACATTGATATTAAGGAGCTTAACCTACTCGGTACTGAACTAACAGATCGCCTCTGGACTGGCATGATTCGTGATATGTCCTATGACCCCAAGACTAAACGTGTTAGCTTGGAAGTTATTGACTCGTTGCCTCTGCCTGTGTCCTTTCGTAAAACAAAACCTGAAACCATTGATGCTGAATACATCAGAAGGAAACTAGATGAACAAGATGCGAAAACCGTCTCTGCTTACCACTAAGACTGGTCTTAAGAGTGCTAGCCTCCGCGCCATTGCTCGCGGTCTATCAACTCACTACCAGCGCAAAGTATGGCGGACAACCAAGCCTAGCCTTAAACGTCAGCAGTTTAAGTATGGTCAAAGTGTAAACAAAATTGAACAGTATCTCTGGTTCTTAGATAATGAAATTCCAGCATTGGAATTCACTACATGGGACGAGGTAGCCTTAGAGTGGTTGAATGAAGGACACACTGTCTTTGGTCGTAAATACTTAAATGCCTCATGTGGCAAGGGTATTGTGGTCATGGAATCTCCTGCAGATATGCAACTGCTTCCTGTCTATACCAAATACAAGAAGAAGAAACGCGAGTTTCGTGTTCATGTGTTTAAAGACCAAGTGGTAGCGGTCACCGAGAAGAAACGCAGAAAGGAATTCGATGGCGTTAGAGACACTAAAATCCGCAATCTGGCAAATGGCTACGTCTTCGTACAATCAGTCGAAAACGAGCCTGAAGGACTACGAGAACTCGCCTTACGAGCAGCCCGAGTATCTATGTCTGACTTCCGCGGGGTTGACGTGGGCTACAACCAACTTAAAGACGAACTCTTCGTCATCGAAGTCAACTCAGCCCCTGGCATCCAAGGAACCAATCTCACCAAATACATGGAAGCAATCATTCAATATGCCTAATGTAAAGATTCTCAAGAAGCACATTCCTGAACACTATGCAGAAATGCCTCAGCCTAATCCCCTTAGCTGGCGCATCATGCACAAACGTGGTGAAACACTGGTATCACAAAGCTGTCCTATCCGTTGTAAGGACTTCTTTAATGACGTAGTGGCATGGAAACAGGCTAAACACGCCTTCTCTATCTACAGCTTTGACAATCGTGTAAAGTTTAACAAGGATGGTCTACATGTTCTGCTTACTAATATTGCAGATATGGGTAAATTTATGTATAACTTTGCTGTTGTGGCTGTTAAGTTAGACGAAGACCTAGGCGTAGACATCCAAACCTACGATGTACCTGAAGGCGTAGTGATAATCATTCCCAACAAGGTACTTAAGTCTACTTATTACACATCGTTGCTGACAATGGCAATCCGTTGCTGTAATTATGATGTAAAGTATGAATCATGGGGTGATTTGTTTGCTGATGGTGCTCCCATGAACACCGTGGAGAATGCTTTTGACAACGATGCCAAAGCATTTACTAAGCAACATGGCTTTAAACTCTTGCCAAAGTACCGTAAACTGTGGTATAATAGTACTCATGGGTACAACAGTGCTTCAGGGCATGACCTTGTAGCCTCCATCATTCACAATAATGGTGTTGTGAGTTGGGTTAAATCAATGAAGGAAGACTAATGAACCTAGATTGGTTTGCGATTAGAGGGCACTGGGTAATCCGTAAGGTGCCCAATACCAAAGACCAGTATTATGTGGCTTGTGGATCCCCCCCTGCCCATGTGTTAAACGTTTATGGAATTGTATTATGAAATGCTCATGCTGTGATGTTATCTTGACAACTCAAGAATCTGTACGTAAGTTTCGCAATAGTGGTGAGTATGTAGATATGTGTAACAAGTGTTTGTCCACCATTTCTGATGACGTGCAAGTAGTTGACGGTGAAGCGGAGGACGACGATGAGTATGAGGACTAAATGGCAAAATTTCTACGACATGAATCATGTCCCTCCTGTGGCAGTAGAGACAACCTCGGTAGATACTCCGACGGTAGTGCCTATTGCTTTGGGTGTGGCTATAAAGAACGGGGTGAGAAATCCCCATTTATCGGAGAGCGCGATGGGCAAAATGAAAGCGTACCAGATGGAGTTAGATTTCCGGAAGACTCTACAAACATCGTGGTCGGAACAGGACTTGAGTGGCTTGCTAAATATGGACTCGACGCAGGAGATGCTTTTAGAGCAGGCTTTAAGTGGAGCCCCTACTGGCAACAACTCCTCATGCCCTTCTACGACGAAGACGGAAAACTCTGTTGTATCCAAGCTAAAAACTTCGATCCAAAACGAGCAGCCAAAGCCAAGTATTACAACGTAGGCGAGAAGGCACAGAGTCGTACCATTTACGGTAAGCAAGGCGGTACACTTGTCCTAACCGAGGATGCGCTTAGCGCCTTGGTGGTAAGTAAGGTAGCAGACGCTAAACCGTTATTGGGTACCAGCATACCACGGGAACAAATTGCAGGCTTTAAGGGGCCTTATAATCGCTTGGTGGTATGGTTGGATGCAGACAAGTGGCGTGAGGGTCGATCAATCGCAGACCAAGCCAAGCTGCTCGGCATGGAAACTAAAACCTTGTTAACAGACAAAGACCCCAAGGAGTATGACATTGACACAATCAAAGCCCTCTTACATTGAGTCTGTAAGTGCTTATAAAACATCAGATGGAAAGTTGTTTGATGCACGAGACAAGGCAGAAAATCATCAATGGGTGTTAGATATGAGGCCTGCCATTGAAGCTCATTGTTTTAAAAATAAAAGTGGAGATACGTATATGCAACGACACGCTTTTAATGTAATTTTACATTGGGAACGTTGTAAACATGAAGGAATTGTATGAGTAAAGAAGCAATAAAGCTAGCGCTTGATGAGTTCAAGCACATTAAACAATGGTGCTTACGTTCAATTGGCATTGGTTTAGTAAACGAAAAAGTGCTTGCGTCTCTAGAAGAAGCACTAGCCAAGCAAGAGCATGTTGAGCCTTTTGCATGGGCAGAGTTTGACGGTGAAGGCGGTTACCACTTCAGAGCCTACGAGAACAATGAAGACTACGCAGAGCAATGGGACAAGAGAAACCCAAACCATGTTGGATGGGTGAAGCCTTTGTACGACACACCACAACAACGTACATGGGTTAGCCTGACGGATGAGGAGCAAACTAGATTGTTTACCGACTGGGACGAAGACCAAGGTTGGGGGCCGTTCATTGAAGCCATCGAAGCCAAACTCAAGGAGAAGAACGCATGACACGTATCAACTGTGTCCCTGTTGAGGAACTGACGGACAAGCATCTAGGTGCTGAATATCGTGAGCTTCCTCGTTTGTTTGGTCAAATACAGAAAGCAATTGAACGAGGTGAATCACCTGATGACCCTAGAAATCCTAAAGAATACAAACTAGGTAAGGGTCATACAAGATTTTTTTACGACAAACTTCAATGGCTACGATATCGCCATGAACAACTAGTTAATGAATGTAAAATTAGGGGACGAATCGTAAATTTTCCTGTTGTACCAAAATATATTTGGGATATCCCCAACGAATGGTGGCAGGATTGGGAACCTACACCAGAAGCAATGGAACTCAACCGTCAACGTATACAGGAGAGACTGAATGGCGCGTGAAGCAGGTAAGGGCGACAAGCAACGCCCAACAGACAAGGCAAAGTTTGACAACAACTATGACTTAATCTTTAAGAAACAGCCTAAAACACCAGCAGAACAGGAGGCAATTATCGAATTGACAAACATGCAAAAAGAACTTTATGAAAAAAAGCTTGACAAGCAGTAACTATTAATGTACAATATTATGTATACAGTAAGTAATTTAATAAGGAGTAATATTGTTACATGAATTAAGTATTATTAAACATCTATTAGACTATTCTGTTTGGGAAAGTTATAAAGATAGGTTAAAACTTTCTGACTTAACTAAAGACATCCAACCAGTCTATTCTGTTCTTGACAACTTCCATCGTCAGAACGAAAACAAAACCTCACTGTCTGTGAGTGACTTGGCAAACCTGTTGTTTGCCTCGTCTGCTAAAGATAAGGACTATTACTCAGGTGTTCTTGAACAACTGGAAAAACTAGAAGTATCCGAAGACACTACCCTGAAACTTATTCAGTCCATTCTTGCCCACAAGAAGCTCAAGGAAATATCTCTTGCGGCGTATGACGTTACCGAGGGCAAGCTCGAACCCGATAAGATGAAGCAACTGCTTGAGGACTACCTTAAGCAAACCGAAGAACAAGAGAAAGGAGAAACATTCGATTTCATCTCTGATGATCTCGAAGAACTAGCACATGACACCATCAAAAAGCCAGGTCTCAGATGGAGACTTTCTGCTCTTAACCAAATGCTTGGCAGCCTCAGAAAAGGTGATTTCGGATTTATCTTTGCGCGTCCAGAAACTGGAAAAACAACATTCCTTGCTTCGGAAACAACTTATATGTCAGAGCAACTTGATGACGAATCAGGCCCGATCATTTGGTTCAATAATGAGGAGCAGGGTAACAAAGTAAAGCTACGCTGTTATCAAGCCGCACTAGGCCTGAACATGACACAACTGTTCAGCAACCTAGCAGGCAATCGTGATGCTTACATGGCTAAGACAAAGGGTAAGCACAAGATCTTTGATGCAGGTATCATCCACAAGTCAACTGTCGAGCAGGTATGTAAACAATACAAACCTTCTCTTGTCATCTTTGACCAGATTGACAAAATCACGGGGTTTAATAATGATCGTGAAGACCTACGCCTTGGTCAAATTTACCAATGGGCTCGTGAGCTGGCTAAGGAACATTGTCCTGTTATTGCTGTCTGTCAGGCCGATGGTACGGGCGAGGGACAGAAGTGGTTGACTATGGCTAACGTTGCCAATGCCAAGACGTCTAAGCAGGCCGAGGCAGACTGGATTGTTGGTATCGGTAAGATTGCAGACGCAGGCTACGAGAACCTACGTTTCCTTCATGCCAGTAAGAACAAGCTAATGGGTGACGAGGACACCTTGCCTGACATGCGACATGGCCGTAAGGAGGTATTAATCAATGCAGGAATTGCAAGATACGAAGATATATGATTTAGTACGTGAGTTTTTTAAGATTTTAGATTATCAAGAAAGTACTGACTCAGGACGTATGTTTCACCCGACAACAATCTCTTGTTGTCGCGTAATGGAAATGGATAAACTAGAAAAGGTATTAATAGGAATGAAGAATGAAATTACCAAAACACCGAGCTAATGTATATCTTGTCGAACGAAGAGTACTTAACAACACCGTTGTGTCCTACGCCGTTGTCGGCGTGTTCCCCACTGCCGAAGGCGCAGACCATTTTAAAGGAGCCTGTGAACAAGACTTTAGAGACAGGGGATTTGATGAGGGCGACTTCACGTTCTCTGTGGTATTGAGTACTTACTATGACGCTTGACAAAGACTGTGTTAAGTTTGTTATGAGTTTCTACAATGTGTCAGAAGCAGATGCTTTAAGATATTATAGGGATGAAATAGATGCCTACAAACGCCTATTAACTAGATTTAATGATGAAACTTTTAGCACTGGACACCGAAACAACGATATGGAATAAAGGTAACCCGTATGATGGACGTAATAAACTTGTATGTTATTCTTTTGCCAGAGATAACAGCTCTGGTGCTCGCCGTCTTGACGATCTGGATTATCTTATATCTCTCGTTCAAAGTAGCGACTTGGTTGTTGGTTTTAATTTTAAGTTCGACCTCGCGTGGTTCTTAAAAGTTGGGGTCGATCAACTACGTGACAAGCACATATGGGATGTACAGATTGCCGAGTTCATCCTGTCTCACCAAACCAACCGCTTCCCCAGTCTTAATGAAACATGTGAACGTTATGGACTCGAAGCAAAGTTGGATGTGGTCAAGACAGAGTATTGGGACAAAGGCATTAACACTGATGCAATCCCTTGGGAAATATTGGAAGAGTATGCGACTAAAGATGCCGAGCTAACACTTGCTTGTTACCATGCACAACGAAAGCTAATGACTCCAGCACAGGTGAAGCTGTGTTTCCTCATGTGTCAAGACATGAAAATATTACAAGAGATGGAAGCCAATGGCATACCATTCGATGAACAGCTATGTGAACAACGAGCAATGGAGGTAGATGACAAAATATCAACGCTTAAAGGAAAACTCTCCGCTATCTATCCCGACGTTCCTATTAATTTTGCCTCTAATGATCATCTTTCTGCCTTTCTGTATGGTGGTGTGGTTAAGCAAGACGCTAAAGAACATGTTGGGTTTTTCAAAACAGGCGCCAAAGCAGGCCAGCCCAAATACAAAAACATTGTAATTGAACACGCCCTACCACGGCTCTATGAGCCACTGAAGGGTTCTGCTATGGCAAAGCTTGGTAACTTTGCAACAGATGAGGGTACGCTCCGCAAACTGCGTGGAAACAAGAACGTTGTTAACATGATCTTAGACCTCTCCAAACTGGAGAAGCTCAACGGTACATATTACAAAGGCCTTGTTAAACTACGTGATGAAATGAACTGGGAACAGGGTATGCTACATGGCAACTTTAACCAGACAACAGCTCAAACAGGTCGCTTAAGTAGTAGTAAGCCCAACTTACAAAACTTTGCTAGCGAACTGCAAGACATCTTTATTAGTAAATACAATGATTGATGATGACGAGTACGAAGACTGCAGTTGGTGTCGCGGCTGTGGTGAGGGCAAATATGACGGATCAACCTGTGGTAGATGTCACGGAAGTGGTATAGAACCAAGTGAAAGGGACGAGGATGATGACTATGACAACTATGAAGGATGTGATGACTGAGAACGAACAGCTAGAGTACAACGATGCCATTGTGTCTTTTAATTCCATAATTACACAGTACGGAGTATCTCGTGTGCTAATGGATTTTCAGATTGCCTATCCCGAAGCATTCCTAAACATGCAACGTAACATCGGTAAGTTTCCTGCTAAACCAGCAGCAGCTTTACTGCGTAAATAATGCTAATACAATGTGACGCATCACAACTAGAATGGCGTACTCTGCTAGAGCTAGCCAAAGACCAAGTAGGTATTGAAGAAATATTAGGAGGTGAAGATACTCACGCAAAAAACCAAGAAGCTTTCGAGCTCCCTAGCCGACTCATTGCAAAGATTTTTCTGTTTAGAACTATTTATCGTGGTTCTGGTTGGTCTTTTGCCAACGATCCCGACTTTATGCATGTATCTGCTAAGTCAGATTTCTGGGACGACATGAATGATAAATTCTACAGAAAATATAAAGGCATTGACGCTTGTCATACAAGATGGAAAGATACCTGCATGGCTGGTAACCCCATCATCGGACCCCTCGGACGTAGTTGGACTTGTCCCCCCAAGCGAGACAATAGAGGAGAACTTAAAATACCTTGGACAACTCTTACAAACTATCCCGTGCAGGGGACTGGTGCTGATGTTATGATGCTTGCACGTATCATGGCAAAGAAACGAATTAAAGATGCTAATATCCCTTGCGATTTTATCTCTACTGTACATGATAGCATTGTCGTGGATTGTCGTGAAACATTTCTCGACGACTTACGGAATATCTTTGACGGAGTTTTTGCTGATTTACCTAGTCGTATTCGGTCTGTCTTTGGGTATGATTGGACTGTGCCTATGGCTTGCGAGTCAAAGTATGGGCCTAACATGAAAGACATGCAAAAATTTAGTTGACATGCACTATAAAAGCATGGTATAATATAAGTATAGGGAGTAATTAAATGGGTGATGCTGCTGATTTATTAGAACATCAGGAAATTATGCGAGACATTGTCTATCGAGACCTCTCTGGATTTTTTAGTAGAAATTTTAAGGAAAATATGAACATTACAATCTTGTCAATTGACATTAAAACTGTACCCACTGCCAAGGGCTCTTATCAAACTGCTGACGTAGCTTACAAGAACAACTCGTTTCAAGGTAAGGTCGAAGGTAAGAAGGTTATGAGCTTTGGTGCAACCAAGGATAGCTTTGCAACTCTTGCACAAGCACAACCTGGGCAAACTTATGAGGTAACGATTGTTAAGAATGACAAAGGTTATAACGACTGGGTCTCGATGGCGCAGGCGGCACCTGGGGCAGCTAGTCCTGTCGCTACACCACAAGCTGGTGTTGCTGGTAAACCTGCTGCAGCAAGTCCTCGTAGCACCTATGAGACACCAGAAGAGCGAGCACAACGTCAAGTACTCATTGTTCGTCAAAGTTCTCTTAGCAGTGCTGTTGCTTTGCTTACTACTGGCGCTAAGACTGCACCTAGTGCACAGGCTGTGGTCGACGTAGCCAAGGAGTTTGAGGCTTATGTGTTTGGTGTACCAGCGGCAGCTACAGACAGTGGTAGCATTGCTGATATGCAATCAGATGAGTTTCCAGACGTAAACTAAAAGTTACGACGACTGTGCAGTATGCCCCCGGCAGGTAGAAGTTCCTACTCAGGCCACTCCCCCTAGAGAGAGTCAACGGCAGTCGTCACCCTCTTTATAAGGAATAAATGACAACAGCATTGATTGATGCAGATATTGTAGCGTATCGATCAGCCGCCTCCTGCGAGAAGCAGGGGGTTTTGGTTGAGACAGAAGAAGTTGCAATTATGCGAGCTGATGAACTCATTCGGCGTATCCTACAGGAAACTGATAGCGATACGTACAAAGTGTTCTTAACAGGTAGTGACAACTACCGTATGAAGTACAATCCACAATATAAGGCCAATCGTAAAGATGTTCCTCGTCCTGCTCATTTACAAGCAGTGCGCGAATACCTCTGTACCGAGTGGGGTGCCAGTGTTGAAGATGGTCAAGAAGCGGATGATGCAATGGGCATTTATCAAATGGCAAACAAAGAAACAATCATTTGTTCCATTGATAAAGACTTGTTAATGATTCCTGGAGAGCATTATGATTTCGTTAAATCCATTCGTCGAGACGTTTATAATATTCCCGCTATGCGCCATTTTTATTGGCAGCTTATTATGGGTGATCGCACTGACAATGTCTTTGGGTTTGACGGCATTGCCCGACAGAAAGTTCCAAAGAAACTCGAACATGTTATGGAAGAGCTTGAAAGTTATGACGATGAGCTGGATATGTATAATTTTGTTAGAGGCTTATATAATGACGATGATACCTTAGTTAAGAATGGTATTTGTCTATGGATTCGCCGTAATGAGGGCGAAATTTGGACACCTCCAACATGAAGAAGAAAATAGAATGGACTGAAGGCCGAATCCGTTCTTTCATAACCTCTACATTACGAGCCGGTTCACGGCGCTGGCCTCCTAAGTATGAGACACTTAACTCTTCTAAAACAGAAAAGAAGATTAATGTCAAGACAGGAAGGCTAGCACAACATTATCGTTGTGCAAAATGTGATGAGGAATTTACGTCTAAGGATGTAGAAGTAGACCATATTAAGCCAGTCATTGACCCAAAGAAAGGTTTTGTTTCTTGGGATGAATACATTAAGCGTCTCTTCTGCACTGAAGACAATATGCAGACACTGTGCAAGCCGTGTCACTTAGCAAAAACAAAATTAGAAAAAGAAATATCAAAGAAATATGCTAGTAAATAAATCAATTGAAACAGCAAATGGTACGGTTAAGTTTGAAGGTGAACTAGAACAGAAGGAACTTGACTTTGTCTTAAAGATTGGCCTAAACTATTTGCTCACCAACGGTGCTATCCCCTTTACTACTGCTGCGAAAGCTGATGCGGAGGTTACACACTAATGGCTAAGCATCTTGTACTCCCGGACGTACAAGCTAAGCCAGGTGTGGACTTCTCCTACTTGTCAAAGATAGGGCGCTACGCTGTTGAAAAGAAACCAGATACAATTATTTGTATTGGTGACTTTGCGGACATGCCCTCTCTTTCTAGCTACGACGTCGGTAAGAAATCATTTGAAGGACGACGCTATGTCGAGGATATTAAAGCTAGCAAGGACGCTATGGTTAGCTTCTTGTCTCCAATTTGGGAGTTTAATGCACGAGCTAAGAAGAATAAAGAAAAACAATACAAACCGAAGTTGGTACTAACACTTGGAAACCATGAAAACCGGATTAACCGCGCTGTCAATGATGACCCAAAACTTGAGGGGGTGTTGGCAATTAGCGATCTTGGATACGAAGAATATGGCTGGGACGTTCATAACTTTCTTGACGTCGTGGTTGTCGATGGTGTTGCTTATAGTCATTACTTTACCACTGGCCTTATGGGGCGCCCTGTCACTACTGCTGCAGCTTGTCTATCTAAAAAGCATATGTCCTGTGTTCAAGGACATCAGCAGGGCTTACAAATTGCGACAGGTTACAAAGCGGATGGAGGACTCCTCACATCGGTAATTGCAGGTTCCTGTTATGAACATAACGAAGATTATATGAGTAGCCAAGGTAACAACCATTGGCGTGGCTTCTTGGTCTTGCATGATGTACATGACGGTGAGTTTGATTTAATGCCTGTAAGTTTGTCTTATTTAAATAAACGTTATGGCGCAAGTTAAGTTTGACACTGCCTCTATGATGAAGGCAATGGCCCCAGGACTTCCTGCATTTGTTGTAGACCACTTTAAGGCACACATCGAACAGGAAATGAATAAGGTCATTGAAGAAGCACATAAGAAGGCATTAGAAACACTACCTAAACACGTTGAAACTACAATCTATAATATGTTTGATCCTGCATGGGCACAAGACAGGATTAAAGTTGTGGTTGATTTACGGACACCAGAATGCACACAGAAGAAAACATAAAGATATATGCACAGGAGGCTCCTGAAGGGGCCAAGGGCATGAAGTACGATGGTGAGAAGCCTCGTATGGATTTGCTAGATGCTAAGGCCTTAGAAAGCCTTGCACAGGTATTAACATTTGGAGCTAAGAAGTATGCTGCCAACAACTGGCGAAATGGTATTGAGTATTCTCGCCTCACTGCTGCCATGTTGCGTCATCTTATGGCTATCCAACGAGGTGAAGATGTCGACCCAGAGAGCGGTCTTCCTCACATTGACCATCTTGGTTGCTGTTGGATGTTCCTCAGCAATCTTAGTAAAACACGTCCCGATCTAGATGATCGTTGGAAGGAAACAAAATGAAAGTAGCAAATAACGCAAATGTCACCTTTTGGGGTGCGTTAATTATGAGCCAAACAGCCCCCCATATTTGGGCGCAATGGTTCTTCTTGGCCTTTGCGGCCTTTATTGTGTATCGAGTTTATAAGGAAGATAATGAGCAACGTAAAACTGATTTGGACGACGCCGGACGGGGAGAACATGGTTGCGCAAATGGCGCGTGTAAGCAATCCAGCCAACCAGAACAACCAAGCGACAGCACCAAAACTACTAAAGTATCTTGCGGCTAATAAGCATTGGAGTCCGTTTGAAATGGTAAGTGCTTGTGTGGAGATTGAAACCACACGAGACATTGCCCATCAAATTGTACGACACCGTTCGTTTAGCTTTCAAGAGTTCAGTCAGCGTTATGCAGAAGCCACTAACTTTGAGTTGCGTGAAACCCGCTTACAAGACCCCAAGAATCGTCAGAGCAGCTTGCTCAACGAAGACAGGGAGTTGGATAAGATGTGGCAAGAGAAGCAGCAAGACGTGATTAAAGCTGCAACCGAGGCATACCAATGGGCACTGTCCAATGGTATTGCTAAAGAGGTTGCTCGTGCTGTACTCCCTGAAGGTAACACCTACACCCGTTTGTACATGACAGGTACGTTGCGTAGCTGGCTGCATTACTTAGTAGTGCGCTTAGACTACTCAACACAGAAAGAACATAGAGAAGTTGCTGTGGCTGTTTACAAAGCCTTACAACAACACTACCCTAACATTTTGGAGATGATTAATGAAATTGAATGAGTATCAAGACGCAATTAAGAAGTTTGCTATTTATCCTGGCGCTGGTACAGGTAACCTGTCTGCCCTGTCGTATACAGCATTAGGCTTGTCAGAAGAAGCTGGTGAGTATGCTGGTAAAGTTAGCAAACTAATCCGAGACAACGTCTTTGAAACGCAGCTTGCTGCTAAAGAACTGGGTGACGTGTTGTGGCAGTTGACTCGTGCAGCTACAGAACTTAACATATCTTTGAATGATGTTGCACAGATGAACATTGACAAACTTACAAAGCGATTGCAAGATGGCACAATCTCCGGCTCAGGCGACAATCGCTAATACATTAATGAATCTCCAAGAACTTAAAGACCTCATTGTTCATAACCTAGACATTACAGAGTTCTTCGATATCCTTGGAATTGAACTTGCCGAGTGCATTGACAAGTTTGATGAAGAAATTGAAGAGAACTTTGGAAGTCTTGTCAAAGCCGTCGCATGAAAACAACATCTCACAATCCTGTAGAATCAATTGAACAGCAGCATTACAAGAAGAAATACTTAACTCGTAAGCAGCAAGAAGAGGAGGCAAAGGATGCCATTAGACAATACAACCATGAAGAAGCTAGCAGAGGTGAGAACGAGCAGGCAATGCCCGATCCACCGTCAATGGTTGAGAAAAGGCAACTGTGAGATTTGCATCATGGAACGTGAAGCAAAGAAGAAAGAGTACGAAAAACTTACCGGCAGTAACAAACCTGCTGTTTTTATAAAGAAATTATGACAACTACACCTTGGAGTAGCGTAGGCTACCTAACCTACAAACGAACCTATGCCCGTCGTTTGGATGAAAATAACATTAACAGTCCTACAGAAGAGTTTCCTGACACCGTTGAACGTGTCTTAAAGGCCTCTGAAGATCAATTGCATTGTGGCTTTACACCAGAAGAAACAGAACGCTTGCGTAACTACCTGCTTGGTTTGAAAGGTTCTGTTGCTGGTCGATTCTGGTGGCAACTGGGTACAGAGACAGTTAATCAGTTGGGCCTATCCAGCCTACAGAACTGCGCTTTCCGTACCGTAGATAAGCCTGTAGAGCCCTTTACATGGGCTATGGATATGTTGATGCTTGGTTCAGGCGTTGGCTATAACATTCAGAAAGAGAATGTCAATAAGCTGCCTCCTGTTAACGAGAACTTCAAAGCTCCTGTTCGCCAGAATGATGCTGGCGCTGACTTCATTGTACCAGACAGTCGTGAAGGTTGGGTTGCTTTGTTGGGTAAGACATTGAAAGCAGCGTTCCTTGCACATAGCTCAGGTAAGCAAACCTTTACGTATTCAACTCAGTTGATTCGTTCTAAGGGTGCTCCTATTAAGGGCTTTGGTGGTACTGCATCTGGTCCAGAAGACTTGGTGTGGGGCATTGAACAGATTAGTAAAATCTTGGAGAAGCGTTCAGGTAAACAGCTCCGTCCCATTGATGCCCTTGACATTATGAACATCATTGGTGCTGTGGTTGTTGCTGGTAACGTTCGACGCAGTGCTCAGATTGCAATTGGAGATGCGGATGATGTGGAATATTTGCTTGCTAAACGATGGGACTTGGGTAACATCCCAAGCTGGCGAGCCATGTCCAACAACAGCATTGTGTGCCATGACATTAACGATCTCCATGACTTCTTCTGGGATGGTTACGAAGGTAAAGGTGAACCCTATGGACTCATCAACCTTAAACTTTCTCGTAAAATCGGTCGATTGGGTGAAACTCAATACCCTGATCCAAAAGTGCAAGGATACAATCCCTGTGCAGAGCAATCTCTTGCAGACGGAGAAACCTGCTGTCTTGCAGAAATCTTCTTGTCTAACATTGAAAGCAAGGAAGAACTGATTGACGTTGCTAAGCTCTTGTATCGTGTTAACAAACATTCATTGGCGTTGCCTTGCCATCAGAAAGTAACAGAAGCCATTGTGCATGAGAACATGCGTATGGGTATTGGTATTACTGGTGTGTTCCAAGCTACTGACGAACAGAAGAGCTGGTTGGATGATACATACAAAGCATTGCGTGAGTATGATGAAGAGTACAGCAAAGCCCACGGCTTTAACAAGTCCATTAAGTTGACTACTGTTAAGCCTTCAGGTACGTTGTCCTTGTTGCCAGGTGTCACCCCAGGTGCTCACCCTGCCTATGCTCATTACATGATTCGTCGTATTCGTATCTCTTCTGACCATGCTTTGGTTCAGGTGTGTCGAGACCACGGTTATAAGGTTGAGTACCAACGTAAGTTTGATGGTACAGAAGACCGTAGCACCGTTGTTGTTGAGTTCCCATTCCAACATCCCGCTCATGCTAAGCTTGCTCGTGATGTAACAGCCATTGAACAACTGGAGACAGTTAAGTGGTTGCAGGAAGTGTGGAGTGACAACTCTGTAAGCTGTACTATTTACTACAAGCCAGAAGAACTGGATGGTATTAAGAAGTACCTCAAGAAGAATTACAAGACCAATCATAAGTCTTTGTCGTTCTTGTTGCACTCAGGTCATGGCTTTGACCAAGCTCCTTTGGAAGAGATCACCAAAGAGCAGTATGATGAGTTGGTTGCTAAGACGCGTTTGATTACGTTTGTTGATGAAGCCAACATTGGTTTGGAAGATGATTGCGCTACTGGCGCTTGCCCTATTCGCTAAGGAGAAATATGATTGTATTGTTAGAACTTATTAATGGTGTGCAGTTTGGTGTTGAACACATCGGTGGTGAAGAAGATGATGAATACCACTATGCAGTTGTAGTTAATCTGTCCATATGTCGTCTTGTCTTTATGAAGATGAAAGAGGACTGATAAAAAGAAAGCCCCTAAGCTGATAAGGCCTAGGGGCTTTTTTCATTTCCGCTTCATCTTTTGGAGAAGGGAATCTGGATCGCTTGATTTATCACGAACTAAGATTTGATGATCCAAGAGCCACGTCATAAACGCATTCTGTTGTTTTAAACCATCAAGGGTCTTGCCCATACGCTGGTCCAGATATGCTTTTGCTTGTGGGTAACGAGCTTCAAAATCTTTGAGTTCTTTATAATCATTGAACTGATTTAACCGTTCGTCGTATGTGGGTGAACCCTTAATCATAGAACGACGTCCATCTTTATCTACTTTATACTGAGGCTTTTCCCAGTCTGCAGGCTTTTTAGGAAACTCAATACCTGACCTATCTGCATAGGCAAGGGCCAAGTTTTCAGGATGCTTTAAGAAAACATTCACTTCGTTCTCTGGAATATCAAACTGAGACTTACCTAAATACTTATTAATGTTCTGTTGCTCATTAGCAGGATTATTAAACACAGAGAACAATCCACGGTTATGAGAACCATACATTGCTGCTAAGTTCTCACGTGAAGTTGTTTTTCCAGTTTGAGCACGAGTAATGTAATCCAAATACTCAACGTTACGTGGATCACTTACTGCTGCTTCATGCTTAACAGCACGATCAGAATGTTGTTGTCCAGAACGTCCTGTAACATTAGAAACACCTGTACCATTATAAGCTCTTTCGAAGGTAATACCTTTACGTTTTGCAACGTCTAGTTTATCTTCAACTGCCGCAGGATAGAGTGCTGCCCTATTGTGATTCTCAATAATAGGATCATCTATTAATCGGTTCATCACATCATAGTAAACAGCTCTTGCATTGCGGTTATTTAAGTTAGCTTCGTTTGTACCAGCATCAGCACGACCTTCGTGTAACACCTTGCCAGGAAAAAGAGTTTGTGCAAGAGGAGATACTCCAGCATTGACACCCTCTTTTGCAGCTCTAGCAAACTGATACAACTCCCCCATTGGGAGGGGGGTAGGTTGTGATTCGTTTAAACGATAGCCAGGAACATACAAAGAGTTTAGTCCTGAGTATTCATCCATTATTGTGCTCTCCGTTGTAGGCTACGCAGTTGTGGAATACGCTGTGAAGCAGATTGTTTCAACATAATAGCTGTTTGTGGGTCGAGGTTCATGTCTATAGCAACGCGTTCAATGTCACGAGCAAAGGTAGTAGGATCACCTTGACCAGTCTTGAAGTATTTATCAAGAGTCTTGG